ACCGTTATCACCGGCGCGGGTAATTCGGGGATGCTCACATTCACCACCGGCGCGGGTTGCTCTGGAATATTGACCGTCACCTGCGGCGCGGGCTGTTCCGGCACATTGATCGTCACCGGCGTTGGTTCTACGCTCACGTTTATCTGTGGTATATCCATCTTTATCTTGTTCACCCCGCTTTCCTCGTGTACCGGCTCACGCTTCAGCGCGTCCGTTGCCTGCTTCAACGCGTTCAGCAGATCCCGCGTTCCCGTAGGCTCGCCCCTGCCCTCAAACACCTGCTCCACCTCATCCACCGTCACGCACATCTTCAGCGCGGCGTGAATTTCATCCTGGATGCCCGCTGGAATATTGACGCTCTCAAACGCGCAGTCCGCGCCCTTGCCAGCCTTGACGCGCTTCAATGACTTATTCATCCACTTTGCCATATCCTCGTCAAACGGGTTTTCCTCCTGCTCTTCCGGCTGTTCGTAGGTCACGGGGGTCGCTATCACGTTGTACTGGTCAAACTCCCTGTCTTCCGGCAAGTCGTAACCGAGAATCTGCATCGCGTCACCCGCCGGGATGCCCGCTTGCACCAGCTTCAGCAGGGAATCAGCGCGCATGGATTCATCCGCCTGGAATATATCCATCTCGTCAAACATAAATTCAGCGCGTACTTTGGGCGAGAATAACTGCTTATTGAGTTGCCCTACTATCATCTTCCCGCGCGGTCTGATAACGTCCTGCCAGTAACCGAGCCGGTGTTCCTCCGCGCTGGCGTAGTTATCGTCACCCATGAACATATTGACGGGGATGCCGAATGCGTTGGCTATGTTCTTTGTCGCCTGAGCATACAGCTCCGGCATGGTCATTTTGTTCAAGTCCTGCGTTACCGAATGCGGCTCTACTTTGGTTCGCATGAACAGGTTGCGCCAGGCATTACCCACGCCGCTGGCCGAGCGCCCTAAGAAGTTCTGTACCCGCTTCTGTTCGTCGTCGGTGATTGTGCCTTCCACGCTCCAAAGCGTCATTGGCATTGCGCCGCCCTCAAAGAATGTGCTGGCAAAGCGCGTCTGATAGTTCATCAACGCCGCGTCATTGAGGCACGCTTGCACCGCGCTCACCCCGCTTGTCAGGTCATCCGAGTAAGAAAATTCCTTGATAAAAATAATGTCTTCCTGTGGCCACACCTGCCCGGATTGTGCAAACGTCAGCCGCCCTGTGCTATCCGCCGTCACCGTCACCGTGAAAGGATTCAGCCATTGCAGGTCAAGCACCTTCACGCGGTTGCGTAACTTCAGGATGAACGCCACGCCCGCGCCAAGCAAAGCCGCTTCTGTTTTCCAAATCAATTCTGCCGGGTCACACGGGAACGGCCAGTCCACCTCATCCTCACCCACGTATAATTTCAGCGGCACGGATGAAAGGGAATCCGCGCGCATCTTCACGCCCCTGTAAATCAGCGGGACGTTGCTGTAGGCGTCCGATACGCTTGCGATGGAATTGGTGAAGTCCGCTGAGTCAGATAATAGCCGCTGCTGCCACGCGGGGATTGATACCAGCGCCTTGTAAGCCTTATCGTTTAGTGATGTAATTTTCATTGTCAGGCTCCGAATAGAATGACGGGTCCAGAATTATGAACGGCGTTTACAAGGTAACGAAGCGCGTCAAGCGCATGATCGTTTTCCTTTACCGGCTCGGCTTTCCCGCTTTTCCAGGTGTATGATTCGAACTCGTTTATCACGTTCACGCATGAAGGGTCAACCGTAAGCCTTGACCTGCCGTCATCCTGAACTTTGAGATACTGCTGGACAAGCGTTATCCCGTCTAATCCCCGCCCCTTGTGTGGCTCCGCTGGTATTCCAGCGTCCCTTAAATCTGCAATCAAGCCAGCCGCCGCAGCGTCCACAGCAGCCAGGCGTGTTTTCTTTTCCAAGTACCAATTATTCGCTATTGCCACAACATCCTTTTGTAACTTTCCTCTCTCGTAATACTCCCGCGCTATGTGCAACCTACCGTCACCGTCTTCACCCACCAGCAGAATAACCGCCGGGTTGGTGTACCCCTCGTCCATTGCCAAGTACCAGTTCTGAAACCCGGCATGGTCGCGCTCTGCAACGTGCGTCGTGCGGTTGAATGTGTCGTATACCGCGCCCTCAGCCGTCGCCCATTGCCCGAGAAGCAACCGTTGGCGGCGTACACCTGACAAGCCTTCCAGCACCGCCATTGTCGCCTTGCCCTGCTTCGTCAGGTTGCCCGCCTTGTCGTAAAGTGTCGGGTTGTCCTGGTGCGTGCTGGTGATCAATTTCGTCTTACCTTCCAGCGCACGCTTGCGGATCCAATGGTATGACCCCGCCGGGTTGCAGTCACCGAACACTTGCGCGTAGGGCGCGTTCCCTGCCCGCCCCGTTGCGCGGGTGAGCAGCACTTCCCAGTCGTTGAGTTCCAACTCTTCAGCCTGGTTCACGTAGATAAAATCGCGCTCGGACGAGAGTACCTTGTCGCTTGAATCCATGCCGCCAACCCACACACGGCTGCCATTCGGATAATCAAACCACTCCGGCTTCTCTTTCCCGTAAACCGTCACGCCAGAATCAGGGAGTATTATTTTTTTGGTAAAGGTCTGCACAACGCTTGCGATGGTGCTTTTATACGTTTTCCGAATAATCACGCCTTGCGATCCTGCGAACAACCACATCAGCGCGTGTAACTTTGACAATGCCCCAAACGTCTTTCCCGTTTCAGCGGGTCCAACGATGATCACCTCATGGTCTTTGCACTTCCATAGTTCTTTTGCGCCGCCGCGTAATTCAACGCCCGCGTCACTCTCTATCAGGTTGTAAGTCGGCATATTCCACGCCGGATATAATTTGCGTCACGATTGGACCACCACCGATGCCGGTCTGCTCAATCCGCTGTACAGGCGTTCCGAGCGCGTAGTCCGATAACCACTTGCGCGCCTGTGAATCACCGCGTTTTGCCTGCCACACCGCCTTTTCGACAATCTCTTTCCAGTCGGACTGACTTAAAACCGAAAACAGCGATTTAAGATAGCGTTCCTCTACCGCTTTCTTCGGTCTACCTTTCGGATTGGCAACTTGTCCTTTGACAAACGGCATATATTTAATCCATATCTAAATATGGTCAGTCCTCTTGTACCGCAACGATTGTCACCATAAGCCCCTGCCACTTGCTAAACTTTTCCATCACGGCGGCTTTGTAAGGCTCAGGCACATTTAACGTCAAATTGGCGGTCAAGTCCGCCATCGTCTTCACCTGGCGCACTTCCGCCGGAAACTCAATAGCGATTGCGTCAACCTTATACTTTTCCGCCATATCACCCCGCCCCCTGCCCGGTGGCAGTAGTCACCACCACCGGGAGGGAAAGGAGGAGAGAAGGATGAGTGCTATCCAACGCCACCGTCGTTACGAACTGCCTTCGCAATCGTCACGTCGTTGGTTTCAGGTGTGATCGAATAGGTTGCCTGGTTAGCCACTAACGCGGCAATGAACATCCATACCATACTGATCGCGCCGTATTTGTCGCAGGTGATACCGATTGAAAGGATGTCAAAACAACCGAGAGCGAAAATCGCGCCGGATACAACCGCAAGCAAGCCAAGCATAATGAGTTGCTTGATCTCGGATTTAAGAGCGGCGTACCAGGTGCGAAGTCCAGGTACATACGAAAAGAGCAAGGATAAAACTACCCCTGCCACAGCCACAAGCATTTCTGAAGAAATGGTCATCAATACACTCCTAAGTCGGTAAAAGTGATTTCTCGCTTGTCAATACGGGCTTCCTGGCGGAGTTCCCTTTTTCTGTCATTGACAAGGAATTTTAGCCATTCCGGCCACTCCGCCCTGTCAGCCCCGTAGATGGAAAGACACTCAGCGCAAAGTTCGCGTTTTCCGGTAAAACACCTACCACACGCGCAAATCCTATGCATAATGTCCTCTATAATATATAGGTCACAAAATAGCCCGTTTGTTGCGTAATTGGTTGAATATTCGTGTAATTGAAGACCTGTTATTGCCAAACTTCCTTGCAATATCAGCCTTCGAATATCCCTGTAAATAAAGGTCAACCGCCCTCCGCTGTTGAGGCGGTAAGGCGGCGATTTGTAGGTTCAATTCGGCTGTTTCTTCGGTTGGTCTATTCATTCGCCTCCAGTATTTCCGTATCGAACTGATACCGACGTGCCAGCCTTTCCGAGCAG